ATGCTGCCTAGTGCTCCGCCCACGCCGCCGGACTTTGCAAGACCGTCGATGATCTCACCAAAAGCCTTGACCGAGTTGGTCACACCGTCGATATCGGATTTTACCCCGCCGTCAGAAAAAAGCTTCTGGAAGATATCAAATGCCTTTCCGATGCCACCGCTGAAGTAGCCCTCATTGACCGCGGTCAGCGCGTCCGTAAGCCACTTAGAGATCACGTCACGCTGCCCCTGCGATACCTCGCCCCAGATCAGATTGACAAAATCCAGCCCAAGACTTGCCCAGTCGCCGTTTTTGGCATCACTAAAGGCGCTTTTTACCAGCCCGAAAATGCCCTTATCCAGCTGGCCGGAAGTCTCGCTCAGCTGCTGGTCAATGCGGCTTTGGGTACCCTTTACGCTCTTGTCGATCTCGTTGGAGGTCTCCGTCACCTTGTCTTGAATGCCGTCGATGTAGGTGATGATCTTCTCGTAGGTCTCCGCGCCGTTCTCGCCGATGCGCTGTCCGGTCTCTGTGACGGTCTTCTTGATATGCTCGCTGCCGTCCGCGTACTTTTCCACCGCCTGTTGCACCTTTGTGGTGATGCCGTCAACGGTGGTTTCAGAAATGTTGGTAAAGGTGCCAAGCAGCGACTTTGACATGTCGTCATAGGTCTTTGTGGCCTTTGTGACCGTGCCGTTGACTTTGGTCTCGACCTGCTTAAAGGTTGTTGCAACCCCGTTCACCATCTCCTTGCCGGTCGTGGTGGTGATCTCGGTAATGCGGTCTTTGATCTTGCCGGAGCTGTCCTTGACCTTCTCGGTAAGAGTCTGGATGCTGGTGGTCACAGCACCCAACGCATTCTGTGCGGTGGTGGTAGCCGTGCTGGAGATGGACGAAATGACCGTTTCGGTGGTGGACTTGGAGCCGGAGGAGCCGGATCTTCTCCTAGTTGAAGAACCAGACGGGCTGGTTGTAATGGAGCTGCCGCCGCTGCCATTGGCCGCCGCCAGCTCTGCCTGACGCTCCGACCAGCTCTTGTTGCTGATGCCAATGCCATTCAGAGCATTTTGCCGTAAACGGTTTTTGTTGCTCTTCCGGTTATTTGCATCCGCGTACTCTTCGTAGGTATCGAAGTCTGCCGTGGCGGCTTTTCCGAGAAAACGGTTGAGTTTATAGCTCAGCTGATCCAGCCACGTGGTTGCTTTGCTTGCGAAGTCCTTGAGAGCATTTTTTGCCGTGTTGATAGGCTCCGTCAGGCCGGTGATCGCGCCTGCGAGACCAATCCAGCCGTCCGTTTTGTAAGCGTCCTGCGCCTTTACGATCAGATCATTCAGATTGCCGATTACAACGCCGAAGCCGCTGGATAAATCGCCGGTCAGCAATCCGGCCAGCTGACTCACGTTGTCCTTCAGGGTGGAAATGCGACCATTCATGGTCTGGCTCTGGGTGTCCATACTGTTGTAGTAACGCCCGCCCTCTTCGGATGCGGCCTGCAAAGCTTGCGTCAGCAGATCATAACTGATGGTCATTTTCTGCACTTCAGCAGTGGACTTGCCTGTGTAGTCGGCCAGAATGCCGTATACGTCGATGCCGGCATAAGCAAACTGCTTGATGTCGGCCGTTGTAGCCTTGCCGGTGTTGGCGATCTGCTGCAGGTTCTGGGACATGCGGTTCAGCTCGTCGTTGCCGCCGCCGGTCGCAGAGACCGCGTCGCCCAGCGCCATGATGGTATCGCGGGCATAGGAAGCGTTCTCGCCCGCAGAGATCAGGTACTGGTTGGCCTGTGTCAGGCTCGCCACGTCAAAGGGGGTTTTTGCCGCGTCTTCCTGGATCTGGCTCATGACCTGCTGCGCGGCTTCCGCGCTGCCCAGCATATTGGTAAAGCCAGTGGTGTATTTCTCGATTTGGGCGTTGTACTCGATGCCGGAAGAGATGAACCCCTCTGCGGCACTGAGTGCAGCAGAGCCGAGCTTCGAGAAGACGTTCGCCATGACCGTGCCCTGTGTAATGGCGTTGGCCAGAGATTTGCCGGATGCCTTATCCGTGGAGCTGGCAAAGCCGTCCATGCCGTTGTTTGCAGCTTTCAGCGCGGTCGTGGTTGCCCTGAGCTGTGCTTCTGCCTGTGCCAACATGGTCTTGAGGTTTTTGGTCTCAGAGGATGCTTTGCCGGTCTTGCCCACCGATTCGTTGTAACGTCTGGTCAGTTCCACTACGGCCTTTGCGGCCTTGCTGTACTCTCCTGACAGCGAAGAAACGGTTTTTTTCGTTTCGGATTGTACATTCTGGATGCCCTGCCGGTAGGCACTGTCGTCCAGCCCGAGGGTGGCGCTCAATTCAAAAATTTTCAGGTTCCATCACCCCCGTTCAAGCCATTTTTAATGCGTGCTATCACTTCATCAGCGGACGGCTGCGGCGGCTGTGGGCGGTTTTCCACAAGCCCGGCCACCATGTCGTACCACCGCTCTTCCGCGCCTATAAGGTGCGCCAGAGCGTCCGTCATGTACGCCTGATAGCTGAGCGTGATGCGCTCTTGCCGCAAAGTGTTCAGGCAGTGCTGCAAAATGTACGGCCTGCCAAACAGCCGCAGCGCGTCCGGGCTGATGGAAGAAATCAGGCGTCTGTACCCGCCAGCACCAACGGCAGACACCAGAGCAAAAAATCCATCACATCATCGTTGTTCAGCAGTTCTTTCACCGCGCGCATCTTCTTGAACGGGCCGATGTTTTCAACCACCCCGTTTTCATCCACGTCCGGCTCATAGAGCAACGGAAGCAGCTTTGCGGTGGCAGCGGCATTGTCGAACAGCAAGCTTTTTGCCATAGCCTGAATGTTCTTTTTTGCCTGCTCCTTCTTCTTCTGTTCCAGCTCCTCCGGCGTTTCCTCGCCGGTCAGAACCGGCAGAACCTTGCACAGCTCCATGATCTTGGATTTTTCCAAGACCTCCTCTGCCACATCGGCGATCTGCCAGCAGTGGCGCAGAAACTCTTCATCGGACAGCTCTGTCAAAAATTTCATGCGGTGTCCTCCTTATGCTGCGGCCTTGGGGCTGTAGTACCACTCCATAGGCACGGCGTCGTCACCCATCCGGGGGCAGCCGGTCAAGGTGACGGACAGATTGCCCTTGCCCTTGTCGGTGGTCTTGAGGGACAGGCCGCCGGTGGAGAGTGCGTTCATCAGCTTGACGGCCACAAAGCCGCCGTCGATGGTATCGCCCACCCACCAGATGTCCTTGAAGTCTCCGGTGCTGGCGGTGGGATTCAGCGTCATACGGGGCGTGACTTTCTTGTCACTCACATCCGCAGCGCCCAGCGCCAGCTTGATAACGTCCGTTGTGACGTTCAGGGCGGTAAAGGCCAGCGTGCAGTCGTAGTCCTCGATCTGCATCAGCTCTGCGGTGTTTTTCTGGCAGTTGTCCACATCATCGCCAAGGTCGGTGATGTTGGGCTTGCACTCTGCCGTCACGCCGCCGGAGGTGGCGCAGATGATGTCTGCGTCCTGGATCTCGGTCGTGCCGGACGGGTCAAATTTGTTCAGCACGACACCGGCATTGATCTGCATGGACTCGAATGCTTTTGCGCTGATCTTGGTAAACTTTCTTGCCATATTGCTCCTTACTCGCAAAATTGCGTGATTTCAAAATTGAGGTATTCGCACAGATACCCTTCAGGCGGGTTGTCGAGGGGCTGTGCCCATGGGGTGCCTTTTTGCAAAAGAATAGCGCCGCCCTCACAGGAAAGCGTTATGCTGTCCTCGAGGGCTGCGCTGATCGTATCTTCTTTTTGCAGGATGGGGGCTCTGCCGCCCTTGCTTGGGTACCACAGCCGGGCGTGGAAGGATGACGTTTCGTTCCACCCACCGGGGATGGTGGGCTTGTAGGTCAGATAGGGCAGTGAAGCGGCAGGAGGGATGTTATCTTCCAGATAGCCCGGGATTCCAAAGCCGTTAAAAAACGTGTTCAGCGCCCGGTTGATGCTCTCAGACGGTCCCATTACGGCAGCACCGCCTTTTTGCACTTGACGGCCCGCAGCCCCATGCCGGATTCCGGCGGGGCCTTGCCCTCATCTGCCGCGCTGGTGATCTGGAAAGTCTGCCCGTCGCTCACCCGCTTGATGTAGTCCGGGAAAGCCAGCGGAACACCGGTGCCAACAAGCAGCGTGTAGGTGGATGCTGTGTCTGCCTGCTCTGCCACCTGAGCTTCCACGGTGGTATCGTGACGCTCCACGGCCTCAAACTCTGGGCCGTCCTTCCAGCCGGACACAAAGCCGCCCACGCCGTCCGGCTCATAGCTGCGGGTCTGAAAACGGTATTTTTGGGTAAAGCTCTGCATCACGGTGGATGCAGTGAACGGATTGACCATGTCACATCTTCCTCCAATGATTGATCTCGGATTTATAGCGGGTCTTGCCGTCTGCAGGCAGGCCGTCCGCGCCTGTAGCCATCGTGCCGGACCACCCGGCAAAAGACTGGGACACATACACGCCGCCGGACGGCAGTGCCTTGTCGTATGCGTCGATTTTTTCAGCCAGCGCCACAAAATCAGGCGGCACGCGCATGGGCTGCACCGTCCCGGTGAAGGTCTCGGCGGTCAGATCGCCGTCCCCGGCCTTGTGCACGCCGTCATTGAAGATGGATCCGCACACGAGGAAATACTGCCCCGGCACTACCCCGGCGGGCACGGTATCCGGCTCAAAAGCAAACTCCCCGGCAACGGGATCATCTGCCCGGTCAAAAAAATTGTGCGTGTAAACACACAGCTCGGGGACGGTCATAAAGAGTCACCTCTTCTCAGCGCCCGGTGGATTCAGAGGCGGCCACAGCGGGCTCGGTGTTGGACGTGCCGACGGTCACGACTGCGATGCCGTCCAGATACTCTGCCCACAGCTTCATGCCCATGATGGCATAGTTGGTAGTGGTGGCGTTCTTGTAGTTGTACTCGGTATGGTAGCCCAGCAGGTTGGTCTCACCGGAGACGGTGTAGTTTGCGCCCATGGTGGCATAGTCCCGGTCTGCGGGATCCACGTAGTACAGGTCGATGTTCTCCACGGGAATGGCAATCACCTTCTTCTGCTCGATGTAAGCATCGGGCAGGAGGAAGAGGGTGCTGTAGCCGAGGAAGTTCTTGACGTAGTTCAGGCCGAACTCGGTCTGAACGGTGATCTCCTTGTCGCCCAGGTAGTCGTAAAAGTCCATGATGTTGGCAAAGCCCACGACCTCGGTTACATCCAGATTGTCGTTGGCAAAGCGCTTCAGGACTGCGCCCTTTGCGATAGCCAGAGCACGCTGCCAGGTCTTCTGGGTGCCCACCAGCTTGCCGGTCTTGAGGAAGGTGTAAAAGTCGGTCAGAACTTTCTTCTGCAGCTCATTGCGGAACGCAGTATCGGTGCGCTCCACGGCCACAGTTGCGCCGTACTTGGTGACGGCTTCGATAGAAACGGCCTTTGCCCACTTGCCGAGCTCGATGTCGTCATAGGCCACAGGCTCGACCTTGGTCTTGGTCAGAGGGATGTCTTCACCCTCGCCCACGGCGGTGCCGCCCTGCAGGCCACCGTCAACGGTTGCCTTGTAGGAGACCAGCTTGGTGCCGGGTGCCTTGCGGATGGGGCGCATGATGCCCAGAATGGTGCGCAGAGCGTCCCAGTTCTTCTGGAACTGGGTAACAAAATCCACCTCGCGAATAGAGGTAGTGATCTGGGAAGCAGTGGTAAGATTTTCGGGTGCTGCCATGTGTTACTCCTTTGCTGCAAGCCCGAACGCTTCAGGGTTGGCCGCAATGGCCGCCTGCCGTTCGCTTGCGTCTTTGATGTTGATGATCTGCTCTTTGGTCATTTTGGAGCCGGTGTTGGTGGGCGGGGTGTCCACCTTCGCGCCGGTGGTGGTCGTAGTGCCTACGAAGTCGCTCCAATCAGCTTTCAAGCTGTCAGTGTGCTTCTTGGCATCCTTGACCTCACCCTTATCGTCCAGCTCCAGCTTGTCGATATCCTCGCCAGACAGCCGCACGACCCGATCGGCATACTTGTCCAGCACCCCGGCGGACTTGAGCAGCTCCCGGAACTTGGATTCCTTGGCTGCGTGGGTGTCTTTCTGGGTCTGCTGAGCCTTGTAGTCGGTCAGCGCCTTTTCAGCGGCCTGCTTGCCGCCGTTGGCTGCGTCCCGGTCTTTCTCGGCCTGTGTGCGGGCTGTTTTTTCTGCATCCAGCTGGTCCTTGAGTTCGTCTGTCTCCTTGTGCAGGGCGTCCAGAATGGCCTTGGCCTTGTCATCGTTGGAGGTTTCGGTATTCTCCAGAATCGTTCGGATGTCAGCTCTTTTGAGTGCCATGTGATAGTCCTTTCTGCCCTTGCTCGGGCTGCCATGCTTGGCAATAAGGTTTATTTGCCGGACGTGCTGCCGGTGTGGTGCCGCTTGTGGGGCTTGAACCCACGGCCCCCGGATTAAAAGTCCGGTGCTCTGCCAGACTGAGCTAAAACGGCATAAAAAAGCGGCTGACGCTGTGCGCCAACCGCTGAGTATTAAATTTTACGGCTTTGTTTCCACGCTTGGCAAAACGTCCGTGTGAAAATAGAGCTTGTAGTGGTACGGGTCGGTATGGGTGCCGGTGATGTCCTCTACCACATACATGGTGTAATTGTTCAGGTAAACATAATTTTTTCGGTATGTGTTAGGCCCTGTTTTGACGGTGCAGACCAGCTCATTGTTTGAGTTGTTGGAGATGGACATGTAACCCTCGGCTTCCATGATCACCTTGTCTGTACGGGCGTTGTAGACGGTTAGCTTGCGCTCGCTCTCGAAGTAATCCGCCTGCTTGGAGATGTTGGCATTGGCCTTGTCAGCCTCAGAGCAGCCGCACAGAAGCAACACTGCCAAAAGCGTAATTGCTGCAAAAAACTTTTTCATGTTTATTCTCCTTTGCGAAAATCCAAGCATTCTTTGATAACAGCTACCTCTTCTTTGCTGAATATCGGCTTATCCGCGTCAACCGATACTGTTATCTCAACCTTTGCTCTGCCCTCGCCATAAACCAAATTGCAAAGGGCTTGCAAGTTTTTAGTGGCTTCTTTTCCTTCCTCTAAAAGCTTTTTCCTCAGCACTTCTTTTTCTCCGCAGCTCTCGATTGTTAAGAGCTTCTTTTTGGTTTCCTCAATATCTTTTTCTGCCTGTTCTGCAATAGCAAGTCCTCTTTCTTTGAGAAAACAATGCATTGTGAGCAAATCTTCAAGTTTCTCTTTTTCTGTCATGTTATTCTCCCTTCTCCGCTTCTTCCACCGCAATCTCTCGCAGCTCGTCAATGTGTTCTTCCACCGCCGGGCGGAGGAACGGTCGTGGGGCCATGCCCCGGGTAAAGTGCCACTTGCCGTTGAAGTCCTTCCAAACCCACGGCGTTTTGCGTCCGTTGCCGTTTGTGGCGTGAACGCCTGTGCCCAGCTCAACATCAAAATGTTATCGTAAAGGCTTTTTATCCTTTACCTCTTACAGTTTGCTATCCTGTAAGTTCGGCGTACATTATCATCCTTTGTAGGATGTCGGGCACTCTTGGAGGTGTTATTGCTCTCTTATCGCTCAACCTCTACGCTCTACGATGGCTGATGATGATTCAGCTTATCTCGGAATTGCCCATCAATTAAACAGGTCATCTATACTTTCAAAGCCGTTATTGTGGTATCTTTCCAATATCGTCCCATATTCCAACTCAAAAATTTCGCACCATTCTTTAAGTGTTCTTTTTGAGTTGCCAATTTGGATTACAACATTAGATTGCCTATTTCGACTTTGTTCTTCCATTGTGGCCCAACGGCAATTACTCGGTTCATAATTTCCGTTGTTGTCAATTCTGTCTATTGTAAGGTTTTCAGAATATCCATTCTCCATTGCCCATGAATAAAAAGCACTAAAGTTATCTTTCCATTCATCACATATCGTTATGCCACGTCCACCCCATCTATAATAGCTTGGGCTGTGAACATTATAGCAGCGGTCTTTCATTCCACGCCATATATGGTATATACGAGTGCCACTCATTTTGTGACTGTGATGTTTTGTAAGATTGATTTTTTCTTGTGCCTTTTTCATGCAGCCGCATGAACGAATGGCGCCACTTTGCAAGCTGTCAGAGCGAACGACTTTTATGTTCCCACAATCGCACTGACAAACCCAGTATGTTTTCCGGCTATTGGTGTCTTGCAAGCCGATAACCGTCAGCATACCGAACTTTTTTTCGAGTTTGGAACAAGAGGGATTTTCCGATATTGCCCGATTTTCGATATGTGTTACCACATAAAGGTGCATGTATGTTTACACAGAATAAGCTAGGTTGCTGCCGATGGTCACGGTCTTTTTGGCAAGGTCTACGGCATAGGTCAGGCTCTGCTTGAGCGCACCGCCCACATAGCCCTCAATGCCCGTACTGTCTGCCGTGCCTGTGGGCACAAGCAGCTGGGCATAGTCTTGCATCTTCATGCCCCAGATGGTCAGCACCCGCTCTGCCCACGAGTCCAGTGCCTCATGCAGCTGCGGGGTGTTGTCGGTGAATTTGATGTCGTAGTTAAAGTTCATGGCTCACTTTTTCTTCCTTTTCCTCGAAACAAAGCCAATCCATGCGCCGCCCTGTTCAACCGTTACGCCAAACGGCTTTTGTGCCAGCTGCATCAGCTTTGTACGGTCACTCGAAGTCATGCCCTTTAGGTCAAAAGCAACTTTCGGGCCGCTCTTGTCCCAATATGTGGTATGAGACGGAGAAGAACCATCGCCGCTTCGATATTTGTTGAGGTCAACACCAACTTGTTCTTTTACGAAAGATACAACGTCGTTATGCGTTTTCTTGTATCTGGAACTATCCACAACAACGGCGGCTTTCTTCGCCTCTGCTGCCGCGATTTTGCTGTAATCCGTCACCCATTTCCCATTCACAAAAGATTCAAACTCATGTTCATTTGCATTTCCGCCGCCCGCTCTCGCGGAGCTGCGCCCGGCTCTGCCGGATGCTCTACCACCGCCGCTCATCGTGACACCTCTCTCTCACTTCCGCATACTGCGGCTTGATTATTGTTGCGTTAAAGTCCATCCCCGGTAATGGTTTGCCATACCAGAGAACTTGCGTAGGATTTAAGCGCCGCATGGCTTCCTTGCACCCCATTGTAAAAAGGGTTGTAGCTAAACGCTCATTCATAAGCCCGACAGACGAAATGGAGATGATGGAATTGCGCGGCTCGCCGTCAAAGCACCACTCGTAGCTTTCCGGCCATACCCATTCGATGGTGGGAATGACCTTGATACAGTGCATTTGCCAGTACGCTGCCAACCAGTGCCGTTTATAGGCGCTCCAAATCTGCACCGCTTCCGGATGGTCTCGGAACATGGAAAAATCAGGAGAAAGAACAGCACCGAACTGCTGCAAAAGCGGCACATACTTGTCAGGATTGCGCCAAACACGTTCAAACTGGTAATCATCACAATAAAAATGGACGCCTTTGCCCCCCCTATCTTTGGCAGACAGGGCGTAGTTAAAAGGCATCCATTCCAGCTTGTCAATGCGGATGTCCGTTTCCGGCTTGATGATAGGGATATGGAACTTTCCTTCACCCGGAAAAATCATCTTTTCGGTGTTTTCCATCGGCAGAATCACGGTTTATCTCTCCAAGCTTTACTTTTATTCTGGTTCTAGCAGTGTATCGCAAAGGGGGCAGGCTTCCCACAGCCAAGGTGTCCTGTACCCACATACAGGACACTCATACCAGCCGGGTTGAAGCGCATCGCCAGCATCAACATGGTGCCACGCAAGTGGTTTTGGCAGCGGAATGCCGAGTATTTTTGAAACTTTTGAAGCATTCATGGCAGCTGTGATGGAATCCCTAGCCTGCTTCAGAGGGTCATATTCTTCGCGTTTTGAAAAATTGGCTGTACTCATTGCTTTTCCTTCTTTCTCTTTCGTTCTTCTGCCCACCACATCTGTTCTTTCTCTTTGCCGCCCTTGGATTTATACCACTCGGTGTAATCCATGACGGGGGTGGTCTCTTTGGTCACATTGTCCCGCTGCATGGCGTTCTGCCGGGGATACTTGCCCAAGGCAGAGGACAGCACACAGCGGCAGTGGTAAACCATCTCCGGGGCTGCATTGGGGTCGCCGGGCCGCTGAATCTCGTAACCCATGACCTTGAAAGGCTCGTCAAGCTCTGCCGTCTGCTGGTCAAGCAGGCGGTGCATTTCACGGGTGCGGTAGTCGTGGGTGGAGTTCCACCGCTTTTTGACCTCGATGCCCAAAGCCTGAGCATTTCTCATCTGCTGCAAAGCCCCGGCGTTCTGGGCACTGGTAAGTGCTGTGACGGCGTTGTTCATGGCCCAGTGGATCTCCGTATCAGCCATGCCGTTGACGGCCTGCACGGCAATGTCATGGACGCTCTTGCCCTGCACGATGCCCTGCATGACGTAGCGGTTGAACACCCGGGCATCATAGGTGCGGTTGCTATCGCTCTTGATGCGCTTGTTGGGTACCATGCGGGGGTTCTCTTTCAGCAGCAGCTTGACCGCTTCGGTATTGTACAGGGTCAGCCCGAACGTCACGCCTGCGGCCTGTTCCAGCTCGTAGAACGCCCAGTTTGCGCCAAAGGAAAAGATGTTGTATTGCTCGTCCCGGGCCAGCTTGTAGGCCGTCTCTTGGGCTGTGGTGCAGGTCTGGGTGATGCCGTCAAGCTTGGCGTGCATCAAATCGGACTGAAAGACCTGATTTTGCAACCAGATGCGGTAATCATCCTCTGTAATCTCGCCTGCATCCAGCTGTGCCCGTTTGCGCTCGTCCAGCGCTTTGTACTTTGCCAGAAACTCGGTAAGCTGCTCCTGCATCTCCCGGCGGGCAGTGCCGTACACCCGGAGGATGCGGCGGCGCAGGCGGTTCAGCTGGCGGGTAGAGATGCGGTCACGGTCAGTCATAAGCGCATCACAATCTTTGCAACGTTAATGATAAACGAGCTTACTCCACAGCCGAAGAAAAAGCCAAAAACTGCGGCGCAAATATCACGCTTCATCTGTTCCATCTTCGTCCTCCTCGTCCACGGTCTCCCGTGTTGCGCTCTCAGCCATCAGCGCGGCCTTAGCCTGCTCCTTTTGTTCCGGGGTCAGGTTTGGCAGCAGGTCAATGGCCATGTCCTGCCCGATGATCGGTGCCTCAGAAATCACCGTTGCGACTTGCTCAGCTGTGTTGGTGATCTTGCTGCGGTTGAATGCCGGCATAGCGTTGTCAAAGCCAGCCAGTGCGCAGATCTGCCGGATGAATGGCTTGACCTGCGCCTCAAAGTCGTCTGCGTTCTGGTTCAGCGGCTCATAGGCTGCATCCAGATGGTCGTTGGTGCTGTCCGCGCTGACACAATGCACATCCAGACCGCCGAAGTCCTCATACACCCGGGTGTGGAGCAGCTCCAACAGAGCCTGCCGGGCCGTCACGGGGATCTCGTTGGTGTAGGGGGTGATCTTGCCGCCCTCGCTGGTGTCTGCGCCTGCAATGTGGTACAGATTCAGCTTGACAAGGAACTCCTGCAGTTCGTCATCGGTCATGCCGTTGAAGTTCTCGCACAGCCAGTAGATCTGTGAAAAGTCCTGCAGGTCGTTGCAGAAGCCGGACATCACCAGATCGGTGTTGTCAATGTAGGCTTTCAGCCCCACAAGGGTGCTCTGGTGCAGGTCGGAGCCCCACAGCGGCACAATGGGAAGAGCGCTGTAGTTTTCGCCCTCCACGCTTTCCAGCCCGCCGCCGGGTGTGGTGACGGTCACGCTCTTGTATGCCTGCTTCGGCGTTGTCTCTTGCATCACATTGCCGATTTTGCTTTCCGTGTACTCGGTAAAGCCGTCCAGCTCGTACAGGATATAGTGCATATCTGTGTCTGGGTTCAGCCGCCAGAAGCGCACACCCGCCTGCAAAAGGCCTGTCTTTTCATCGTACAGGGGCGCGAACTCAGTCAGCTTGAAAACCACCAGATGGTCGTTGTTCCAAAAGCCGAAGCTCTCGCCGTGGATCAGGGCGAAATATCCGGCCTTCTGGATCTGCTCATCAAAGTTCTGCCCCAGCCTGTCCTTGTCCACGCCATCGTTTGCAAAGACCACGCCGTTGCCGAGGGAGTAGGTTGCCCGCTGCTTGTTGAGCCGCCGGAAAAGATTGCTCTTGACCATATCGGGGTGTGGGGTGTCCTGCTTGGTGTTTTTGGATAGGCGCTTCAGCATCAAAGCGTAAGCCTGCGCAAAGCGTTCAGCCCCCGGGTTTTTCTGTGCGTCGTACAGGTCGGCATCCAGCGCCATCTTGTAGGGGCCGGAAGTGCAGTGCTGCTGCACGAACCGCCGGATGAAATCAGGCTGTTCCCCGGCGGCTTGCGCCTGCTGAAAAGTCTGGAATGTGTATACAGTGCTCAAAATCAATTCCTCAGTTTTACAAGGCGCTTCGTGCGCACAAAATAGCGGATAGCGTCCATGCAGTGGTCGTTGACCTTCAGCACGGTGTCGTCTTTATCTGGATCCCAAGCGTACACGCCGAACTCTTCCAGCGTGTGCTTGCAGTCTTTGTAGATCTTCAGCCGCCCGGTCTGCAGCATGGTCTGCACGTCCAGAATGCCGCTCAGGACGTCGTTGTTTGCGGGCGTCTGGGTAAAGCCGTTCTTGCGTAGCTCTGTAATCAAGGGCAGGGCAGAGGGGTCCACAATGATCCTCTCCGGCTTGAGGCCATCCAGCCACGCCTTGAGGTCTGTAACGTACTCGCCCACGGTCTTTTGCCGCTTCTGCTCTCGCCCGCTGTAGTAATACTCCCGGGTGACGATCCAGCAGTCTGCATCTGCCTGTTTTTGGAGCAGCAGGAACACCGTTGCGTTCTGGGTGCCAAAGTCGCACGCCACATAGACGCTCTTTGGTGATAGCTCCGGCAGCACATCAACGACGTGCTTCTTGCGGTCAAACATATCGTAGACAAGGCCCTCGGCCACCGTCCACAGGCCCAGAATGTAGCGCTGATAGAAAACGCCGCTGTACTGGCTGCGGTATCTGGCCTTGATGTCCTCGGAAAGTGACAGGTTGTCGTCCATCGTGAAATGAAGATACATCATCTTGCGGGAACGGCATTTCCGCACCCACTCGAGATAAAACCAGTGCTGCGGGCTTCCCGGGTTGCAGTTGAACCAGAACTTTGACCCGGTGACAGAGCAACGGGCTGTGGCCTGATTGACGAAGCTCTGGGGCATCAGGGCCACCTCGTCAAAGAATGCCCCGGCAAGGGTGATGCCCTGGATCAGGTCCTGGCTGCTCTCGTCCTTGCCGCCGAAAAAGTAAAATTCGTTGGTTTTGCCGCCCTTGCTGACGGTCATGCAGTTTTCGGCCCGGTGCTCCTTGACGTTGTAGCCACGGGCTGCAAGCTGCTGCTTGAGTGTGCCCAGCACGTTGCGCCGGAAGCTGGCGATGGTCTTGCCACACATGGCAAACTGCTGGCCGCTGTAGCAGGTCATAGCCCACTGGACGAACGAAAAGCTCATGGCAAAGGTCTTGCCCGAGCGGATAGCGCCATCGGCAATGATGCCGTTGTAGCTGCTGTATGCGCTCTGCGGTGTCCACCAACTCAAGACCTGCTTTTGCCGTTGGCTGAGGGCTTTCCAGCGAAAACCGTTACTTTTCCGCATGGTTGTCCTCTTCCTCCGGAAGCATCTCCACGTCGTCCGGCGGGCTGAGGTCCGCGGCAGCATTCAATGCCTTTATCAAACCATCATCGTGACGCTCTTCCTGCTCCGCTTCTTTCGGCTTATCGTTCCAACCAAAATTAACTTGCAGGCTGAATCTTGCGCCGCCGTTTCCATCGCGATCATAGAGCCGTTCTTCGGCGTATCTCTCGCATCGAAGCTTCGCGCGCGTTATCGTGTCAGAAAACTCAGCCTTTCCTTGATAGTCGATTAAAGATTGCCGAGACTTAAACCCCAATGCCAAAGCTAGACCGGTGACCGTTTCTGGACGTTCGTCGATTTTTATCACGTTTCCGTATTTGTCCAGAACAGGCTTTCCGGTTTCGTCTTCTAGGACGCTCCCTTCGCAGCTTTTGAAGAACTCTTCGATTTTTTTCTCAAGTTCTTCTTTGCTCTCAAAGACGGGCGGTCTGCCTATCCTTTTGTTTTTGCTGTAGGCCACCGCCACCACCTCTCTAAACTCATGCAAAAGAAAAACCGCCCGGAAATCCGAACGGTCAAAATATCGAATGTGCCGCCAGCTGGATTTGAACCAGCACCCACGGAATGGATGTGCGCAGTGGTTGGCTGTGCAGTGACGTTCCCGTGGTGTCACCAACGTTGTCCCGCCTTAAATGGGCGGCGCTCTGCCTATTGAGCTATGACGGCATATAAGCAGCGCCCGTGCATTCAGTGCGTTGGACATGCGTCAAACGGTGGGCGCTGCTGCATCCGGAACTTTCGCGGCCGGATGCCCCGCTATTGCGCGGCCCGCTCTAGGGCACGCAAGCACTCCCGGCAGGACTCGAACCTGCAACATTCGGTTTTGGAGACCGCTGCTCTACCGCTTGAGCTACCGGAGTATAAAAGCCGCCCTTGGAATCGAACCAGCCGTGTCTACACACACGCGCCGCGCTCCAAACTGCGCTCAGGCGGTCATATAAAAACAGCTCCGGTTCGCCGCCGGGGCTGTTGGTTGGCGCACATCCTGTCAGGAAAGCTACACCTTGGCAAGGATTCTAAGGCCTTTTCTTGGCACGGGAGGTTGCACGTGCGGCCTTGCGGGTTGTCTAGTCCATGCGCCATATGGTGCGATACGGCGGAATCGAACCGCCTCCTGTCTCTCATGAGCGGCAGGCTGCCTTTGTGTCAGTGTATCGCATAGAAGCAGCGCGAAACGTGAAGAGAGCAAAGCCCAGTACCTGCAAGCAGAAAAGGAGGAAAATGCCAAGAAGGGACACGTTTCGGAGGCTGCGTGGCAAGCGTCTCACCGCTTTCGGCGGTTCCGCTTATACCAATTTTACCACATCTCACATGTAACAACAATAACGACAACATGTAAGAAAATTACATAAATTGGTGCCAAATCTGCGCAAGCTGCTTGCATCCATCCCGCACATACAAAGAAACGCGGTTTTCGTTTGGCAGACCAAGACTGCGGGCCACAACGATCTGCTTTTGGTTCTGGACGTAGTAGCCATACAAGCATGCCTGCATCATGTCACTGCTTTTGGTGCCTGCAATGTACTTGATTCGGCGCTTTGCTTCCATCCGCAAAACTTCGAGCTCGGATTGCAGCTCTTTCATCTTGCGTTCATTTTCGTCTGTTTCTTCGGCGCAAAATGCGATTTTGTCTCCGTGCCCGGATCCTCCGGGCATTCCGGTCATGCTGGCAGTGCACTTCGTGGCCTTGTCATGCGCCTGCCGGATGTCCAGCTGGATGCGGTCAATTCGGTCGTCCATAGCCCGAAGCTGCTTAAACCACGACTTGACGGTGTGGTAGTCCACGCCGCCGTCCGGCTTCTGCGTGTCAGTGTCATGCGTCCATGTGCGAGTCATTTGTACACCTCCTGAAAAAGAAACATGTTGACCGCCTGTCCACAGCAACGGCAGTATGCAACCGACTCGTTGTCTTTGACGTATTGATTCAGCGCATCGCATTTTGGACAGCACCACCATCCAGAAGGCGCAGTATCCGTTTTTGGCCATTGAACGCGCTGCTTATCAAGACACGCTTCAATGTCTTTTCTGTTTTCAGCCAAATAGGCAACATCGGCCGGATTGATTTGAAATCTGAGACAGATTTGCTTAAACTTTCCGTCCCAGATGTCGATGCACAGCTCAGTCATCGCGCCCAAAATAAAGATCACGATGCAAAAACCACCAACGTAGCAAAATGTTGAACCTATAACTAGAAAAACTTGATTCATGCGGCTTCATTCCTCCATTTCTTCAATCTCAATTTCCACCCTTGGGTTCTTCCGGTCAAGCTCCACCCGGCTGCCATCGTGGGCGGCAACGATCTTGCTGTTGTCGTCCTCCAGAACGCGGGCTTTCACCAGAATGTCTGTGGTCGCCTCGATGAGGTTCGCCAGATCGACCCGGCGGGCGGTCTTCATGTAGTACACGCACCTCACGTTCACGCGGGCAGAGATGGGGCTGTGCGGCCTTTTGATTTGCCGCAGGCAGTCCGTCTCATAATCCACGTAAGCCTTGCTGGGGGCCACAAATCGCCCGCCTGAGCGGCTTTTGAGGATGCGGGCGGAGTTTTTCTTTGTGCGCGGGTCGCCGTAGAGGGTCAGTTTCATCTGCTCACCCCCATTGTTCGGACATGGCCTTTGCAACGCCCGGAAATGTTTTTGCCCGGTTCTTTGCGCGGTCAGTGGTAAACATGCCCTTGTGCTGCTCACCATGCTTGTGCGAATAGGAGCCAGACGGGCACCATGTGGCGGTAGGCTCTACAATGTTTGTCGGATGCAACGGCGGCACGCCGCGCTCCCACAGTAGCGTTTTCTTGCTGTAGGGATGCCCATATTCATAGGGATGTATTGCCTGCGTAGGCTTTGGGTAATCAAAAATCTTGCTGGGGGTAGGATTCTCAATCACCACTTTTTCGCAATCTACCGCCCACACGGCAAGAAAAAGCGCCTTGCCGCACAATCCCTCATAATACCGGGAAAGATTAAGCTTGCCGCCCTTGTACAGGTGCCGTGCTCCTGCGTTGCTTGTCTTGGTGCATGGAACAAATGCAATAATCATATCCCAGCGGGGCACATCATGCGTTACGCCGTCCATGGTCACGACCTGCCCCCCCTCGATTGCCTTTAGGCAGTCACCGAGAATATGCCACTCAGGATGCCCGCCAGACGGCTCCTGTACATCGCACGAGTAGGCTTCTTGGCCTTTTGCCCGAAACGCCTTGCACACCTCCTGCGATTCCTCACAGGCAATCAGCACTTTCACCGTTTTCTTCCTCCCATCCAAAATTCCTGATTGAATGCGTTCTTGCTGATGCACTCCGCCGCATTCTTGGTTTTCGTGTATGCACGTTGCTCCTTCAGCTGGCGCTTGTACTCGGCGTACCGTGGACAGCTGTCGTGGCAGATCGGGTGCCGGTCGGGGCAGTCTTTACATGTCGGGTTGGTCATGTTCGGCTTCCTCCTCGTTAAATCAAAGGCGTGTTCCACATCCGGGACAAAATTTGTCAAGGTAATAATCATCGTTGCATTCATACCCGCAAACGGGGCAAATTGTCGCACATGCTTTTTCACGCCAGTAAAGCTTTTTGGGGTGTTCGCCCGGCCGTTTAGGCATGGGCATCCAGACCGGGAGGTTTTCCGGGAAAGCTGCCACCATGTTCCACGGCCAATTTGTTATGAAGCCGTCGCTGGGGTTGTTGTTGATGCTCAGGACGTCGCCGTCTTCATTTGCATCAGCCTCAGTCGGTGGCTCTTCTGCGGTCTTGCGCCAGCGCTGGACATCTGGGACGACTGCCGGTTCATCTTCCAGCACATCCATCGCGTCCATAATCTGACACGCTCGGCATCTTACGCCGTTGTAATTTTCGCAGCCACAGCAATATGCCGCTTTGATGTTTGCGATGGCTTTTTCGCGGTCGATAAATTCGCTCATTTTTCAATCTCCTTCCTTGTCGGTTCACTCGCCCGCAGCCTTGCCGCTTCACGGGGGGCGGTGGTGATATCGGCCTGCGCCTGCTTCAAAAATTCAGCACGGCGGTATGTAAGGTCCGGCATTTCAGCCAGCTCTGAAAGCCCTCCAACGCTTCCGGCATAGGATTTTGCCGCTGGGGGGAGTTGGTCATACAGGGCTTGCAACTCTTTCTGCCCGTCACTACGCAGCAGCCCGCCCTTTTCGTCAATGCCGATCACCATCGGGAACTTTCGCCAGCTCAAAAATGTCTGTGCCTTGCGTGCCGCTACAGCCAGAGCTTCCCATTCAGCGGACGGGTCAAGACACTGGGAAAGCTGCTTGAAGATGTCGGCCACCGTGACCGGATAAACGCATACCCGGTTTGCCGCCAGAAAAGCCCGCTTGACAGTATCGCCGTCATAGTCGCCAAACTGGTACGTCCACACATCGATGGTGGTCTGCATCTCCTCATCGGTCAGTGGCTTAGATCCCAGCTTGTACAGCACAAAATTCATGCGAATCAGTTTTGCCACGTCTTCCCGTGTCATGTCTCAAACCCTCTTTCTCTGTCCATCTTTGCCAGCACCCGGGCAAGCTGGTCGTCTACGGTCTCGGTTGGCTGCTTTCCTCGCGGTCTGGCTTGTCGGCTTTGTTCGTTGGCTTCCACGTCTCCCGGCGTACGCAGGCCGTCCCGTTTCCAGCCGGACAATATGCCGTTGATGTAGTTCCATGAGCGCTTCCCGGCTTCTGTGGCCTTGTCAATCGCCAGCAGGATCATCTCTGTGCTGTACTCCTGCCTCCACTTCTGCAGCTTGTCCAGCGCAGAGCGCGGGAAGTCCCCAACGGCCTGCTGATAATGCTGGACGATCTTGGAAAGTTCTACGTCAACGGCGGCGGGTGCGGCGCTATTATATACACCACCGTTAGGTGATATACCATTACCATTTACATTACCATTACCATTTACATTACCATTACCATTTACATTACCATTTACATTACCATTACCATTTACATTTACAGCCGGATTTGCCGCGTTTTGCTGTTTTTGCTCGTCAAAGTCGGCATTTGCCGGATTTGCCGCGTTTTGCTGACGCTTGCCGTTTGTAACTTCTGCGCCTTTACGCCCTGCGGCAGCTCTCTTTTCTCGTTTTTCGTTCCATTTTTTAGAATTTGATTCCACCGCCTCGGACATAAAATCCCACGCCATTTCGAGCTTCTGGTCGTCCTCAAAATTCGGCGGATCGGGGAAATCAAGCAGCGCGTCAAAAATCCTGCCTTTTTGCTCCAGAGACAATTTCCGCAACGGCTTTTTCCATGATTTGTAAATGACTATGCTTTTCTGCTCTTCCTCTTTCAACTGCTTTCACCTCCTTTGCACGCCCGTATAGCCAGATAGCACAGCTTGCGAGATCAGAACGGAAGGTCTTCGGCATCATCGTTGATGGGGTCATACTCAGCAGAAGGGGCCGCTTCCGGAGCGTCAGTGCTGTGCGGCGCGTAGTCTGCAAGGCTTTCGCCGGGGTACATCTGCGCACCCTGCAGATCTGCCGGGTTTGCTGCCGGTTCTGCAGGTTCCGGCGGAGGTCCGGGCTGTGCCATCAGGTCGATCATCTGCTGCAGCCAGCGGAACGTCACCAGCCCGCCGGGCTGAACATCATCCGCGTCCACGTCGTAATAGATCTTGCCGTTATACTCCCGCTCTTTCAGCTTTTGAGCAAAAACTGTGACCTGATCGCCTTTCTGCAGCATGCCGTCCCACTGGTCAATGCCGTGCCAGAGGTTAACACCCACAAAGAAGCTCTGCCATTTTCCGGTTTCATCCTGTGTGCGGCTGGCTTTCAGGTCAAACTTCAGCACCCGCTTCTGCCCGGCATCTCGAAGTACCGGGTCTTTGGCGATCTCACCGTGCAGCATGATGCCGTTCTTGGTCTGGACGATCATGCATCATCACCGCCAAACGGATCATCGGCGTTTTCCTCTGCAGAGGGTGCATCCGGGGCAGGGATCAGGGTGCCTGCTGTCTTGCGGTGGCGGTGGGAGCCTGCGTAAGGATCCAGCACCGGCAGTTCTTCAGGCGGCACCTCACGAGCGGCGCCTTCAGCGTCCACACGCACCTCGCTCTCATCGTACAGAGCGCCGAAAGTAGAAGGAAATGCTTCACGCAGGGCGTGCACCAAAGCCACCTTGCGGATCATGGTAGCCTTTTTGCCGTTCCAAAGAGACTTTCCGGTGTCGTATTCACTGAGCTTGACTTCCTCGTAGCTGGCGCGGGTGCGGTCCTTACGGTAGACCTTCGCCCAGCCGCCGAGAAGGGTCTCGCCGCCGTTCCCATCATAGACGATGGAACCCTCACGGTTCAGCAGCTGGCCATCTGCGGTCAGGACGATCACGCCAGCTTCAAAACCATCGTAGGCCGGGTTGCGCTCGGCCATCTGCAGATAACAGTTCTTGCCCAGCACGATGGTGCTGGCGGTGTCGTCATTTTTGTTATCGTAGTGGATCAGGTAGGCTTCTTTGGTGAAGGGGTTCAGGTGGTACTGCTTGCAGGTCTCCAGAAAGATTTTGCATTCAGCATCGGTGGCCTTGGGACAGATGAAGTTGCGCACGTCTCCAAAACTCACAGTGAAGTGCTGTCCGTCAGCACCAGTGATCTCCACCGGCACGGACGGGGATGCAGCCTGCATAGCAGTGCTGCCTGCACGGTTGGCATTCTGAACAGAACGGTTTGCCAGAGACTGTGCGTTGGAAACGGACGAAGTAGGCGCGGGTGCGCCGGGACGAGTAAGTGCCATAAGTAACTACCTCCAAAATTATTTGATCGAACCATAGCGGAAGCCGCGCTCTGCGGCTCCCTGCTTGAACCATGCGATGTCCTCGCGGGTGAACTCTACCCAGAAACGATACTGCTTGCGGGCAGGGGCTTCCGGCTGTGCAGGCTCTGCAAATTTCTGAAGCATGCTGAAGTCCAACCTGCCGTCCGGCGTGATGGCAGCATTGGCCTGCGCCGTTTGAGCCGCTTCTGTGGCGATCTGGCGTTCTTCATCGGTCGGAGGGATAACGACCGGAGCGGTGGCCTGCGCCCGCTCTGCGGCCATTCTCTCGGCCTCTGCGCGGCGCTGTGCGTCCCGGGCATTCTGGCGGCGGCTGTGCTCCACGAGGGCGGCATTCAGATTCAGTTCACGCAGATACTCCGTGGTGCAAGCCTCTGTGTCCACGCCGCAGGTCTCCCGGATCAGACGCAACTCTTCCCGCCGGGTCTCCACGCTCTTGTGCAGCTCCCGGCTGGCCTTTGCCAGATCATAGGTCTTGTTCAGCCACTGGGGCACAAGCAGGCGGTCAAAGGGGATAAGCTCCCGCAGCTCGCCGATGCAGTCTGCATAGACAGCCCGCAGCGCGTCCTGCTTGTCCTGCCGTTCGGCTTCCTCCACAGCCTTGACCTGCTGGTCAATGGCACCGGAGACGGCCTTACACTGACCCTGCATCTGCTTGGCACTCTGCAAGAACTCTTCCAACGGCTTCATGTAAAAGGCCTTTGCGCTGCGGGCGGCATCGCTGAGCTGCTTGTCCAGCTTGTTCACGGCGGCGCGGTCGGCCTTGGCATCCTTGATGGTTTCCGGGGTGTAGACGCGGCCGGTGTAGGCGGCCAGCATCTCGGTCAGATTCTGCTGCACCTCGGCTTCGTTCCACCGGATCGCGGGCAGCTCCGGGTGCTCCACCCGGACGGTCAGTTCTTCTTGCATAAATATTCACCTCGCATACACAACGTTCATATCAGCGTCAAACACCCTGTGCAGCCGTTCGGGCTTTCTCTTTGCCAGTTCATCAACAATCGCAATTGCATCCGAAGTAACCGGAAATTGCTGCTGCGAAACAAGCGCTGGCGGTTCTTGCCCCACATCGTAAATCCTCAAAAGTGCCACTTGTAAAACCTCCTGTTTTGTGCTATTTTTGTGGTGATGGGCGGCGAAACTCATCACTCTTTGGGCTTGTCCGTGTTGGCGCACGGGCAGGCTCTTCTTTTTTTGCGTCATACACGGTGTACCACATGACATGGTGGACAGCGTCAGGCATACGTGATCTCCCCGGACTCCTCTTGCAGCATCTCCCGCACGTTGTCCATTTCTTCGGCGCACATCTCCCAGACATTTGCCCTTGCGGAGTATCCGGCCCGGACAACAATGTCGTCTGAGGCTTCGGCTTCTCGCCTGCAGCGCTCTGCAAGCCGCGTGTAGGATTTGACTTTGTCCTCAACATACTCTTTGGCCGTCATCATGCCCCACGCTCCTGATTCTCCGGATACTCCGGGTTACGGGCGTGGGTGCGGTTGATCTTGCCATACTTGCGCCGCTTTGCGGCTCTCTCCCTGTCCTCTGCTGCAAAGCCCAGACGAGCCAGCAGAACAGCTGCCAGAATCAGCACCAGCGACACTGCAAACAGTGTGCCGGAGATGTATCCGGTGGTCTGCGCAGTGCCCTCTGCGCCCATAGCTGCGCCCATTCCAACGCCGCCAAAAATGACGGCCATCCAGTAGTAAGTAGTGGATTTGAGCTTCATTCTTTCGGGTCCTCCTTTGTGTAGATCTTCTCAAGTTTGTAGAAATCCTTCATCCACGCCATAAATCCGGCGCGTGAGATCAGCGGGGCGGCGCTTTTGGTGTCAATAGACGGAACCGCCCATGCCGGGAAGCTGCCGGCCTGAATCATACCGGTAAAGATCGGCTCGCTCACCGAAATGTTATTGTCCCGCATGATCTGGCAGCACTCTGCGATCCCGATGCTTGGCCGCATTATCGTCCACCTCCTTTTTTGCTCTCAGCTGCTGCTTCAGCCGGATGTGCTCCAACCGCTCCGGTTGCCTTGCATCCCAGCGCTGTTCAAGCCAGCGCTTGTTGCAGTGCTTCTTCAAGGCTTGACCTCCACAAACTCACCATTTTTGAGGGTATAGTAAACGTTTTCTTTGATGGCAGAACCATCCACGCGGGCCATTTTGGCACAGATCATGTGGCCATCATTATCGTACTCGGTCAGCACCAGATAGCAGCCCAGTGCGCCGCACGCCTTGCCGCAAGCACCGTTTACAACGGCAATATTGTCTTTTCCATCTACTTTTGCTCTGCAATGAGCCCCGGTGGCTGCCGCCGTGCTGAAATCGCCGCTGGAACCCGCCGTGCTGTAATTGCCGCTGGAACCCGCCGTGCTGGAATAGCCGCTGGAACCCGCCGTGCTGAAATCGCCGCTGGAACCCGCCGTGCTGAAATCGCCGCTGGAAAAAGGTTCTTTGCCCTTCACCTGATTAAAAACAGCATTCACCGTAGCTTTTACAAGCCCCGCAAAATTCACCTCGCCTTTCACCGTCAGCTTAGTGCAGGCCAGTTTACTGTCCTCTCCACTTTTATCCACGTTCCCGCCGCACTCGACCTCAAAAAAGCGCGGGCTATCCTTCAACGGGTAGTAGTGCAGCACATCCAGAGGGTTCTCGCAGGCATGCATACCAGCGTGGCAACAGTCGGCCTTGTCCTCATAGTAGGTCTTGCCCACCTCGTACTGCTTTCCACGGCACTGCATATTTTTGTCCATGGCCTTATATGCGATGATCTTTTCACTCATGTGCGGTGTCCTCCTCAAACGTCTGGTCGATGGCCTGCATGATGCTTGCAAGGCTTGCCAGCGTGCTGTATTTCTGCTTGTAGGTCTGAGCATCCCGCCGGGCGTCGGCCATCATCTGGTCGCGGAGGTCCGGCTTTTGCAAAACCTCTTCCAGTGGCATATAGCAGCGGCCCTCGTTCTCTTCCTCGGTGGTCTGCTCCGGCTCTTCATCCACTTCCAGGATGCAATCGGCAGCTTTCAGCGGCAGGGAAGAAACCACCTTGACGTTGACGTATGCCCGCACCGGCGGGCGCTCCTCGCGGATAATGCGCACCGCACCGACCATCTGGCGGGCCTGCCCCTGCCGATACTTCTCGGCGGCAACATCGTCCCGCCACTCGAAGTCCTCATGCAGCACCGATTCCTGCGGCCTTGCGCTGTCCACCACCGCCGCTGGGGTCAGTTTGCCGTCCCGCCTGCGGATTTCTTCAAACGCATCATGCGCCTGTTCTGCGGTTGCGTGGTAGAGCGCTGCGGTGCGCTCATTTTTCCACGCATAACCTTTAATATTTTTCATATGCAACCTCCTGTTTTTGATTTTGGCATTCCATGCCAGCCGAAGCACGACAAAACCCAACTCGCCTCACCTCGCCAGCCGAAACATACCTAACCGGAGCCTTCCTCACTCCGCCGCTCCTAACCATTCCTGCCCTGCATAACCAAACCTGACCTTACCCGAAGGGACACCGCCTCGCCTTACCTGGACAGCCTTACATTGCCTCAGCAGGCCACTCCAAAAAGCGCCTCACCTAGCCTAACCAGCCAATCCAAACCCGGTCAAAGCCTTCCGAAACCAGCCTGTCCATGACAGCCACGCCTCGACTTTCCAATCCTCGGCATTCCTAGCCCTACCAGCCGTGCCTAGCCACAAGATGCCGTAACACGCCTTAACAGCCCTACCGAAACTTAACATGCCAATGCCCGCCTTGGCTCGCCTAGCCAGCCAGATCAATCAAAGCTCTTGTTGACGTGGAACTTGCCGCAGCTGCCACCCTTTTCAATGCGCCACTCGCCCAAGCCGCACATATCGCCGCCCAGCTCGATCATGTTTAGGATGCTGTCCAGGTCGATCATGCCGCTGCCGCTGTTGTACTCAATGCGCAGGTCTGCGTACCAGTTATAAAACTTCGGGCGGTAGCGCAGGTCAGAGGTACCCATGCCGATTTTCACCTCGTCCTCTGCCATCTCAAACTTCGGCTTGCTTTCATCGAAGGTCTTGATCTCGATAAATTCCGGGTCATCGATGCCAAAAACGTGAAACAGACCGTTGCCGGTGACTTTATTCTTCATCGCGCCAATGCGGTATGCTGCGGAAATGGCAGCAGCCTTGACGGCACAGGCCGGGAAGCCAAAGCGAGCCGTCTTGCCGTACTGGTGCAGCAAATCTTCCGTCCAGTCGCTGTAATCAATGTCCGGCTTGCCATCCAGCCAGTAGAGAGCTTCGGCACACTCGCCCGCCGGGTTCTTGGCGACCTTGTCCTTCTTCAAGAGCTTTTTGCCCTGCTGCGCCTGCAGCATTTCCTTCTTGGCTTTCTCACTCCATGCATGCACCAGCAGGGGGCTGTCGCCCACAATGCGGATGGTGTACTCGGCCTTGATGATGGGTTTGACGCAGATAAACGTGGTCTCGTTGGTAGTAGCTTTTTTCATAATAGTAACCTCCAAAATATATTGCTTACGCCACCCCGTCCTGCTGGTTCTGGCGGTCGTTCTTGCGCACCGCGGCCATTCCCATGCCCATCCAGAGCAGGGTCTGCTTGTCCCGGGGGTCCAGCGAGTCAAACAGCTCGTTGACCAGGGCGTCCGCAGCGTGGGCCCCGTCAATGGGGATGCTGTACCGCTCTGCAGCCAGATCGGTGCGGTTCTTCTTTGCCTTTGTCATAAAATCAACTCCTTCTGTGGTTGGCACCCACGACCTTGCCCGGCTGGCTGCCGGGTGGTTTCGGCCCTTGCCACAGGGCCATCATCAGGTGGGTCAATAGATTTCCCTCTCAAGCCTTAAACTCCGGGCACACAGTGCCGCGGAAGTGGGTGAGGCGGATCGCGTGCTTCAACTCCTTCTCGCTCATGCAAGCGGTCTGGAGTTGGCTGACGAACTTGATCGCCCACCACAGACCCTGCACGGTCTGGCGGTCAAGCACCGCAC